GCCTGCGAACTACTTCGGTGCAGCAAACCGACGTTGCACCGCTGGAAACGAGATGGAATCATTCCATTTGTGAGAATTGGGAGTAACATTCGTTATCGGGAGAGCGATTTAATGAAGCTTATTGAAACAAAGGGAGGTGATCATGACAGGTAAAAAAGAAAGCCCCGAACGGCTGGGAACACTTCGGAGCTCAAATGCTGATTGTTATTTTTGCGTCGATAACAATTGCGAAGTTACTAAACATTTATCGAACCGCCAAAAAAAAGTTTATACCCTATTGAAGTCTGGAAAACTTAGTGCCGCCGATATAACCATAGCACTGGGTTATTGCGATCCAAGATCATACATTGCAATGTTGTAGCTTGCAGCAAAGTAAAAAAGCAATTCTGGTTATAAAACAATCAAAGTGACCAATCCTGCTTGTGGGTTATGGTATCCAATTAGTAAATAGTTACAAGATGAAATATGACAACATTATTGCTATTGATCCGGACGTTGAAAAATCGGGCGTGGCATATCTAAAACCATCCACACGGCAATTGGAAGTGTCAAGCCTTGAATTTCCATTATTGCTTGAATACCTGCAACATGCAAAAGGAATAAGCGAAGAAACAAACGAGTCTTTAATTGTTATTGTTGAGGCAAGCTGGTTAATTTCGCATAATTGGCATAAAGGAAAAGCCGATAATTACAGAACGGCTGCAGCAAAAGGTAATTCGGCAGGCAGGAACCACGAGGTCGGAAGGAAAATTGTTGAAATGTGTAGGCACTATGGAATAGAAGTTATCGAACAAAGACCATTGAAAAAGTGTTGGAAAGGTCCCGGCGGGAAAATTACACACAAAGAATTAGCCTGCTTTACGGGACTAATGGGCAAAACGAATCAGGAAATGCGCGATGCCGCATTACTGGCATGGAATCATGCAGGATTTCCGATAAGAATTAAAGTGTAATTTTTTGTACAGCATAATTGTAGATAAAAAAAGAATAAGTTTTCCATTTAAACGTGTGTTATTGTAATACACGTTTTATTTTTGTAATATAATTGAAAAATTCAAATTTATGAAACCAATAAACTTTCCTCAATCCACAATGGTATTACAAAGACCGTCCGAAATGACCGACAAAGAATGTTTGCCGCTTCCGGTTTGGAACGATGGAAAACAATGTATATCGTGCTGGAAGCCGACATTTGTTGAACGCTTTAAAATATTGCTTACCGGGAAAGTGTGGTTGGGCGTATTATCCGGTACAACTCAACCACCTGTATTTATTTCTGGTGAAAATATCTTTGAAAAGGCTTCAATAAAGGTTCGATTTAAGGATTTTTTGTATCAAGTAAAAGAAAGTGTCACTTGCGCATTAAAAAGTGCTAGAAATGGATTGCAGCAACCCGACAAACGCAAGCATTTTATTCTTGGGATTGCCATTTCGTTGTTGGTCGGCGTTTTCTTGCCATTACTTGGGGTTTTGGTCGGTTGTATTGCCGGAGCAATCAAAGAATGGCTGGATAAAAAAGGAAACAGTACACCTGAATGGTGGGACTTTGTATTTACATGTTTAGGTGCGCTTTCGGCGTATCCTTTTGCCTTGCTTGTGCATTTGATTTGGTAAATGATAAAGATGAGCAACAATGACGTTTGACGAAATAAAAAAAGAATGCGCTGATATGCAGGCGGAATTGGAAACGCTGATTCCGAATGATATTGATAGTGCAATCGAGCGTGGAAAAGAAATTGCAGTATATCATGCACGCACAGGATATTTGCTTGCTATTGCAAAACAACTTGTCAGGTCTAAAAAATCATGCGAAATAAGTGACACAATTATTAAAATAGCAAAGGAGAGTTATTTATCGTCAAAAGCACAAAATGCTTTGGTCGATTGTATAGCAAATGATGAAATGTTTTTGGTTGATTGGTTGGATAGGCTAAACTCAATGTGCGTGCATCAAATAGATCTTATCCGTTCTATTATCAGTAAAGAAAAGGCTGAAATGCAAATTAATTCACAATTTAACTATGGAAATCAAAGATAAAAAAGATGATTTTAAGCTTACCGACAGAGAAGAGCGGTTTTGCTACGAATACGTATTGCATCTAAACGCAAGCAAAGCGGCTATAAAAGCAGGTTATTCAGAAAAATCTGCAAGATCAAAAGGAAGTCAATTATTAACAAAAGTAAACATTCAAAATAGAATCAATTACTTAAAGGAAAACCTTGCAGAAACATCAGGCATATCTGCATTGCGTGTTTTGAAAGAACATGAAAAAATTGCTTTTGCCGATGCGGGGCAATTACGAGATGGTTGGATGTCTTTAAAGGAATTTGAAAATCTTACACAAGAACAAAAAGCAATTATTCAGGAAGTTACTACACGAGAAACAAAATATGGTACAGAAATCAAGGTTAAATTATTCGACAAACAACGAAGCCTTGATGCAATTAATAGCATGCTTGGATTTGATGCTCCTTTGCGAACTGAACTGACAGGTAAAGACGGGAAGGACTTATTCCCGGATATTAAAATCGAGATAATAGATAAAACGGAAGATGTAAGGAATGACAATTCAGACGACTAAAATATATAGGATTATAGACGAAGCTGTAAAGAGTGGCTACACAACCATTTCGGCACAAGGAAGTAGCCGTAGCTCAAAAACATTTTCCATTCTTATATGGCTTATCATCTATTGTTTAAACAATTCAGGAACACGCTTGTCGATTGTCAGGGCAACACTTCCTGCGTTGAAAGGGTCGGTTTTCATTGATTTTAAGGAAATACTCAACAAAATGAGAATATTTGACGAAAAGGCGTTGAACAAAACGGAATTGACATATATGTTCCCGAATGGTTCATGGGTTGAGTTTTTTTCTACTGACAGCGAACAGAAATTAAGAGGAAGGAAAAGAGATATTTTGTTTGTAAATGAAGCGAATGAATTGAAATATATAGAGTGGCAGCAATTGAAAATGAGGACTACAAGATTTACGTTACTCGATTATAATCCTTCGTTTTCAGACGATCACTGGATTTGCGATGTGAACAAGGATAAAAATACATTCCATTTTATTTCAACTTATAAAGACAATCCGTTTCTTGAGCAGACGATTATCAGAGAAATAGAGAGCCTGCAACACAAAAACGAAAGCCTTTGGAAGATTTACGGGCTTGGGTTACAGGCACAGATTGAAGGTTTGATTTTCACGAATATCGAAATCATTGACGAAATTCCGGATCATGTTAAAATGAACCATATCGGGATTGACTTCGGTTATAGTTGCGACCCGACGGCTATTGTCGATACGGGAATATATGGTGAGTGTCTATATATTGACGAAATATGTTATAGAACATATATGCTGACGTCCGATATAATTAAAGAACTTAAGCCGTATTATCCAAAAAAAGTTATTGCCGAAAGTGCCGATCCACGTTTGATTCAAGAAATACGCAATGCAGGTATAAATATCAAACCTGTAAAGAAAAGCAATGGCTCAATAAAGGAAGGTATAACGAAAATGCTTGAGTATAAGATATGCGTAACAAAACAATCCGCAAACGTGATCAAAGAATTCAAAAATTACACTTACGAGCAAGACAGCAACGGGAAATGGCTAAACGAACCGATTGATGCTTTCAATCATGCGATAGATGCGATCCGATACGTAATACTTGAAACCGTACTCGGGAAAAATAGAAAGAATCAAAACGTTGCCGATCTTTTTGGCTACTAATATGTATCACTATAATACAACAAAATATGACGATAGAAGAAATTTTCAAGCAGTCAACATCAAATGACGTGATTTCAGAATTGAAGTCAAGGCGCTACATTCCTCAACCTGATGTTGAGGCTGCAAATAAAGCTCTTGACCCTGAGCTGCACAACGTAAACGACAGAATTTTACGACCGGATAAACGGGTTAAGGTCGATGCAGAAGATAACAATGTGCGCAAGGTAGTGGATACAAACGGTGAATCGGTAAACTACAAAATAGAAAAGGTCGCACGTATCAAATTGGCTCTTCAAAAACTTATTATAAAACGTGCCGTGTCGTTTCTGTTTGGAAATCCTGTTGCTTACAATGCCACACCTGATAACGATAATCAGGAAACAATCATAAAGGCGTTGAATCGGATACTTTATGACGTAAAAAGTAATTCGTTAAACAGAAAAGTTGCCCGATCAATATTCAGTTATAAGGAATGCGCCGAATTGTGGTACCCTGTTGAAAAACGAAACACGAATTACGGGTTTAATTCACAATTTAAGTTGAAATGTGCCGTGTTTTCACCAGGATTGGGCGATATTCTTTATCCTTATTGGGACGAAACAGGCGATATGATCGCTTTCTCTCGTGAATTTAGCCGAGAAGACGAGAATAAAATAAAGTCCAGTTATTTTGAAACATACACCGATAGCGAACATTGGCTTTGGCTATACGGCACAAGTGGTTTTGAAGTGGTTGAAGGTTATCCTAAACCAATTTCAATCGGAAAAATACCTATTGTTTACGGTTATCAGGAAAAATTCGAAACAGAAGACGTAAATTCATTAATCGACAGGTTGGAAACATTGCTTTCCAACTTTGCAGACACAAACGATTACCACGCAAGCCCGAAAATCTTTGTTACAGGACAGATTAATGGTTGGTCCAAAAAAGGGGAATCCGGAGCAGTTATCGAAGGCGAAGAAGGATCGACAATGCAATACGTTTCTTGGCAGAATGCACCTGAATCGGTAAAGCTTGAAATAGAGACCCTTTTGAAAATGATTTACACGATCACTCAAACGCCGGATATTTCCTTTGAATCTGTGAAAGGACTTGGAGCGATTAGTGGCATAGCATTGAAATTACTTTTCATGGACGCTCATCTGAAGGTACAAGATAAAAGAGAGATATTCGATGAATACTTGCAACGCCGTGTAAACGTAATTAAGGCCTATATAGGCAAGTTTAATACAGCCCTTGAAAAAGACTGTGAAGAGTTAGAGATAGAGCCTGAAATAACTCCTTACATGCCTGTGAATGAGATTGACGAAATAAACATGTGGCTGGCAGCAAATGGCAATAAACCTTTGGTTTCGCAGAAAGCGAGTGTCAAGGGGGCAAACTTGACACAAGACCCTGAAAAAGATTATGAACAAATACAGAGTGAAAGTGCAGCAGGTAGTTATGTTGATATGTTTGAGCCAACAATCTAACAATTATGCCTATACAGCCCGATTTTGATATGTCTGCATTACGCAAATATGCAGAATCGAAGAAAGAAGAATTTGCCGAAGCAGCTTTAGAGGCTTATAAAATTGCCTGTATCAAAATGGTGCAACGTGCAAAACAGACGAATACATATAAAGATCAGACACACAAATTACGTTCATCTATTGGTTGTGTTATATATTTTAAAGGGAAAGAAGTTTATAATTATTTTGAATCAACAGGTGGAGAAAAAGGCGGAGAAGGCGTACAACAAGGTCTTGCATACGCACAGACAATTGCCGGGCAACAAGCAGACAAAACAATTGTTGCAGTGATGGTTGCCGGCGCTGAATATGCTCTATATGTTGAAGCAAAAGGCTATGATGTGATTACAGGAAGCACACGGAAATTTGCTGACGATTTGAAAGTTGAATTTGATAATGTGATAAATGCTTTTAAAGAGCACATTCAAGAAAAATTCAGTCAATAATGGCAAAGAAAGATGACAAAGGAAAGAAGAAGCTAAAAGAAACAGAACAACTTCCACGCAAGCTTCAAAATTTAGTATATGATAAATACTCGTCAAGCTTAAAAATTGCAGGGGTCAAGAAAGCAATAACAAATAATGATGAGAACTTTTTCTTTTCAAACAATGATACGGCTAATAAAGAGGTAAATAAATTGCTTTCTGAAATGGCAAAGCAGATGAATTATTTGCTGCTAAATGCAATTGAAAAAGAATGGAAGCAGTCACAAGAAACATTCTGGAAAAACGCTGAATCAAAGCTTGCAAAAACAGAAAAAGAAAGAGAAATTTTCAATAAAATACGTGAAACAGCAACACAATCATCTCGTTATAAAACTGCACAATCATTTTATACTGAAAAACGTGAAAAAGGATTGAATATTTCAGACCGGGTATGGAATTTAGCCGGTAATGCGAAAAAAGAAATTGAAATTATCATTCAAAACGGTATAAAAGAAGGAAAAAGTGCTGATGATATACAAAAGAGTCTGAAAGGATATTTGAATGAACCGGAAAAACTATTTAGACGGGTACGCAATAAAGAAACAGGAGAGCTTGAATGGAGCAAAGCTGCACAAAAATATAAACCGGGACAAGGTGTATACCGTTCGGCATACAAAAACGCTATGCGACTTGCCCGTACAGAATTGAAAGCTGCTAATTGTGAAGCTGTATGGAATTCTGCTCAAAATAATCCTTTAATTACAGGTTGGAAAATAGTATTGAGTAACAATCATACTACACTTATAGATGGAGTACCAAAACCATTCAAAGATATATGCGATACCTTGCAAGGTATTTATCCTAAAACATTCAAGTTCATTGGTTGGCACCCGCAATGCAGATGCGAAATGATACCAATCCTTATTACGCAAAAAGAGAGTAAGAAGTTATATAAAAGCATTTTTGATAATAAAAAAAGTGAATGGAAACCTGAATTGATCAACAAAATGCCTGAAAACTTTGACAAATGGGTTGAAGAAAACAAACAAAGGCAATCCAAATGGAGCTCAACTCCCTATTTCGTAAGAGATAATTTTGTAAATGGAAATTTGGCAGATGGATTGAAATATGTTGCACCAAATAAACCAATCAAGCCTGTAAAGACCGAACAACAAAAAGAGTACATGCAAGAAAACTTGCACGAAGTTATCAAGCTGATGGAAGATTCAAAAGTTGAATACCACGAAGTCAAGGAACTTGCAACCAAGTTGTCCGAATCGGAGATCGTTGAACGCATTGCAGGTGGCGATATGACAAATGGATCTTGTGCGTCATTGGCATTTGCTTATGTAGGTAACAGGTGCGGATTTGATGTGTTAGATTTCAGGGATGGAAAAAGCCGTTTGATTTTTAGTCGTTCAGGAACTTTAATTGACATAGCTACACGCGTCGGAGGTACTATCGTAGAAGACACAAACGATTTTACAAAGGCAAATATATTACTTGGACAAATTAAGCATGACAAAGAATATTTCTTTACATGCGGTAAACATGCCGCAATTGTTAGAAAGAATGAATCTGGAGGCTATGAATACTTGGAATTGCAATCATCTAAAAGTAATGGATTTAAAGAACTGAATCGAAGCGTGTTAAAGAATCGATTTGGAGCTCAACAATCACATCGTTTTCACCGTAAGGCTTATAATACAAAAGAATGTATTATTGACATAGACTTATTGAAAAAAGATGCTACTTTTCGCAAGCTGCTTGGGTACATAAATACGCCAGCAGACAAGCAACAAAAAGGATATAAAGGGACAATAAAATGATTATCCATCTCTATCTTTAAAGAATTCTACCCAATAAGGATTTTCCTTGTCGAAAATGGCTTTCTCTTGCTGGGTTAAGTTATGCGGATAATCGGCAAAGAGATTATAAATTTTCTTCTTGTCGAAAGTGAACAAGAATTCACCCTTTGTTTCCGGGTTATCGACCCAAAAAATGGTGTCCGTTGGTTCGTTCTTGTAGAAATTCAAAATTTGCTTTGTCATATCATTTAAATTTTTTAGTTCGACATCCCTTTTTCCTACGTATTTCACCCTTGTATATGGTGCAAACCTTATTCCGGTAAGGTCGTTCGTGCGTAATGCCGAAAGACCAAAGCCTTGACTTTGAAACACCCAATGTTTCAGGTGTAAATTTGTCGAATATTGCGGCTATCGAGCCAAAATAAAAATGATTATCATCGCCAAATTTTACATGGTAAATGGTCCTACCACTTACAACACCTTTTTTTGAAATATCTTTTAATTGTATTCTGTATACAGGCATAAAGATAGTTATTTATTTAATA